CGTCAGGCTCGTAGGCGATGGAAGTGTTAGCCGATGGAATTCATGATTTGGAACATCATCCTATCCGCGATCGTGACTGGGATGGGATTCATGCTTAAGGGTAAGTTCGACGAGCTGGCTCGCTTGAACATCTTGTTGAACCGTACCCGTGAAGAGGTTGCGAGAGACCACATCACTCGCAGAGAAGTGGACGATCGAATCGAGAAGTTTGTCGCACACGTCGACCAACGATTTAATCGTTTGGAACTGAAACTTGATGAGCTTAGAAGCTCGAGGGAATGACAATGCCTGGCAAGATTAAGATGGTCATGAAGAAGGGCAAACGAGTCCCGGCTTTTGCCGCTGACGGCGTGGGCCAAATGAAAAAGGGCGGCATGGCTGATAAGAAAGGCCGTGCTATGAAAAAGGGTGGCAAGGACGCGCGCGGCCGCGCGATGCGGGGGTACTAACATGGCAGGTCGTGGAATGGGCGCAGCCGTCCGTGGCGGTGGCGCAGTGGGCAGTGGCCCGAAAAACAAGATGATCTCCAAACCCAGCAAAAAGACGGGCAAGGTTCTTATGATGTCCGACGGCGGTGACGTCAATCAGCACAAGCGTATGGCTATGGGCATGATGGGCGGTGGCATGCCCGGCGGCTACAAGAAGGGCGGCATGGCCAAGAAGAAGGTCAAGAAGATGCGCTACGGCGGATCTTGCGGCTAATAGATGGCTACATCAGGCACAACAGACTTCAACCTGTCGATCGATGATTTGGTTGAAGAGGCATTTGAGCGTTGCGGCATGCGGCCGACGAGCGGCTATCAGCTCAACTCCGCACGTCGCTCGCTCAATTTGCTATTTCTGGACTGGGCCAACCGCGGGCTAAACCTGTGGACGATCGAGCAGGCAACGTACACGCTGACGCAAGGCGTCAATGAAATCTCGCTGCCTACCGATACGGTCAATGTCCTGGAGGCGATCATTCGCCAGAACAACCAGGGCATCAACACCGATGTCTACATCGAGCGCATTAGCCGTGAGGATTGGTTGAACGTGCCGGATAAGACTTCGCAGGCTCGCCCTGCGCAGTTTTATGTGCAGCGCACCAATACGCCAAAGGTCTTCTTTTATCCGGCAGCGGATCAGACGTACACGTTTGTGTACTACAAGATCCGTCGGATGCAGGACGCAGGGGCTTACACGAATGACGCGGACATCAACTTCCGCTTCCTGCCGTGCTTGGCTTCTGGTTTGGCGTATCAGCTCTCGTTGAAGTTTGCGCCCGATCGTACGCCGGCCCTCAAGGCCATCTACGAGGAGGACTTCAACCGGGCTGCGATGGAGGATCGGGACACGGCCAGTGTGCAGTTCATCCCGGACATGGGGGTCTAAGTGGCCTACGCTAGTGGCAAGTTCTCCTACGGGCTCTGCGACTACTGCGGGCAGCGATACCAGTACAACACCCTGCGCAAAAACTGGCAGGGCTACATGGTGTGTCCAGACGACTATGAGCCAAAGGAACCGCAACTCGAACCGCTTCGTTATCGCGGCGATGCTATTGCGCTGCGTGATCCGCGGCCCGATCGCATTGAGCCGGTCTCCGTGTTCGTGGGGGCCCCTGGGTTCACGGCGTTCCAGAGTTTTGGCACAGCGCGCAACACGAACGATATGCGTCCGTACATTGTCGGGCAGGCCCTTATCGCCCAAGGCGTTGTCGGCGGAGTCACGGTAAGCACGTCATGACATACGACGAACTGGTCACCAATATTCGTAACTACACCGAAGTGAACGCCAATGTGTTCACCAATGCGGTGATCAATACGTTCATCACGATGGCGGAGAACCAGATCCTCCGCGAGATCGACTTGGACGTGTTCAAGGTCGAAGCCACGGCCAACATGACCAGTGGCAACAAATTCCTGTCTGCTCCGAGCGACATCCTGACGCATCGCTACATGATGATCACGTCAGGAAATAACCAGATTTTTCTTGATTTCCGCGACACCTCCTTCATGAAGGAGTACGCCCCGAACGGGTCGGCGACCGGAACGCCGAAGTACTACTCAGTTTGGGATCAGAACACGTTCTACGTGGCGCCGACTCCAAACGCGAACTTTGTGGTGGAGCTCGGCTATATCTACCGTCCGGCTCAGTTGTCGTCGGCCACCCCGACGACCTGGATCAGCACGAACGCTCCGGAAGCTTTGCTTTACGCCTGCTTGATTCAGGCCTACAGCTACACCAAGGGCCCGGACAACATGCTCCAGTACTTCACGAATTCGTATCGCCAAGCGATCCAGGGCCTGGGCATCGAGCAGCAGGGACGCCGCCGACGCGACGAGTACCGCGATGGTATGATTCGCTTGCCGCTTAAATCGGAGTCGCCCGGCCCATGATCAATGTTTCATCACCCGTCCTGGTTGGCGGGGTAACCATACAAACCACCCAACACCGAGGGTGGACCGTTGAGGAGCTCGCGCAGCGCGCTGCGGACAAGATCGTGTACGTTGGGGATCAGTCGCACCCGGCAGTCCGTGAGCAGGCGAGAGCGTTCAAAGAGAGCGTTAAGCACGTGGTGGCCTTTTATTTAAGCGAGGCCATCGAGCAAGACCGTGTTACGGTAGCCAACCGGCTCCGTGAGGCGGGGCATCCTGAGCTGGTCCATCTGTTAGGAGAATAGAAATGGCGTTTTCTGGCAATTACATGTGCACCAGCTTCAAGGTCGAGCTGATGCAGGCTGTTCACAACTTCACAACCGGCACGGGCAACACCTTTAAGCTCGCGTTGTACGACAACAGTGCCTCCTTCACGGCGGCGACGACGGCGTACACGGCGACGAACGAGGTGTCCGCTTCGGGAACGTATTCGGCCGGTGGCGGCACGCTGACGAATGTCACGCCGACCTCGAGCGGTACGACGGCGTTCACGGACTTCGCGGATCTGTCGTTCACGAGTGCGACGATCACCGCGTACGGTGCGTTGATCTACAACGACTCGGCTGCGGGTGATCCGGCGGTGTGCGTCCTGGACTTTGGCGGTGCCAAGACCTCGACGAACGGTACGTTCACGATCATCTTCCCGACCGCTGACGCAACGAACGCTATCATTCGTATCGCTTAACGGGGGTCAGTAAATGGCCCTCGTTCTTGCGGATCGCGTCCAGGAGACCACGACCACTACAGGTACGGGCGCTGTGACGTTAGCTGGGGCCGTAGTTGGCTTCCAGACCTTTGCTGTTATCGGTAACGGCAACCAGACCTATTACACCATCGCCGAGCAAGCTGGCAGCGCGTGGGAAGTGGGCATTGGCACGTATACCTCCTCTGGTACGACGTTATCTAGGGACACGATCCTCTCCTCGAGCAACGGCGGCTCCGTAGTCAACTTTGGTGTTGGCACGAAGAACGTCTTTGTCACGTACCCTTCCGGCAAGTCGGTCAATCGCGACGTAGCGGGGGATGTGACGGTAGCGGGCTCGATCACGGGCGAGGAGCTACTGGCGTCCAATGGGATTGTCCTGAATAAGGACATTTCCGCGACGAGTTATACGTTCCCGTCTGACTACAATGGCCTCACGGTAGGCCCGCACACGGTTGGATCTGGTGCGGTGGTGACGGTGGCCGCGGGTCAACGGTGGGTGGTGTTATGAGTACGATTAGCGCAGGCACGACTACCCCTACAGCCCTTTCGCTCTCTGGCGATACCACAGGTGCTTTGACCTTCCAGGTCAATGGCACGACGACGGCTGCGACTGTTACGTCCGCTGGGAACGTCGGTATTGGCACTACCTCGCCTGCCGTGCAAGTTCACGCAACTGGCGTGGGCCGTTTCTCGCAGTTGCAGTTACCGAACAATGCGGGAACGTATACGAGTGGATCGGCGGGGTTTCATCTTTTTGGATTTTCTGACAACGCGCTCTATTTCAACTGGTTCGACAACGGCGCGATTGTTTTTAGGAACAATGGAACGACGGAAAGACTCCGCATAACAGCCGCCGGAGACGTCGGCATCGGCACATCGTCGCCGGGGACAAAGTTAGACGTCGCAGGAAACATAAATGTTGGCGCGTCAGGAAATAAAAATTATCAAATTGCAACTGACAGCAATGGACTATTTTTGCTGGACAGAACAAACACCCGCTATCCATTTAAAATCAATGCCGGTGCTTATGACGATGCTCTAGTTATAGGCTCTACCGGCAACGTCGGCATTGGTACTGCGGCGCCGGGAACAAAGTTAACTGTATCTTCCGCAACAAATGCTGGCATATCTGTAACGGACGGCACCGTTACGACAATTTTGTACAACACGAGTTCTGCTAACGGAAGTGTGGGGACAACGTCAAATCATCCGATGGCGTTTTACACCAACAACGCCGAGCGTATGCGTGTGACGGCTGGCGGTTTAGTGGGCATAGGAACTACCAGCCCAAACGTCGGTCTTGAAGTAGCCAGCGCCGCAACTGAAAATAATCGCTCATTAAGAGTCGCGTTTGATTCAAC